AAGAAGTTCTTCAACAAGTTCTTCTTCAACAAGTTCTTCTTCAACAAGTTCATCAGGTGGACGGAGAGTAACAAGAAGAAACTAAGATGGGTTGGGTTGATTCTTTACCTAAGATACCAGATACGGTATATCGTAGAGTAACTTGGCCTAAAGGACATTGGAAAAAAATATATACAAAAGATTGGCCATTTACTCATTTTGAAACATATGATGAAGATAAGGATATTGTATATAATGATCAATGGTATCCAAAAGTACTTTATTATGAACACACATGGCCTTTGCGTGATTGGAATATGGGATTTAAAATGGTATTGGCTTTATTAGTAAGAATTTATTTTATGGCCCCAATAATAACAGCTGTTTGGTTATTAAAAATATGTATCGTAGTATGGGGTATATTTCCTATTATTAGGTTTTTTTTATAATATTAATATGAGAATTCATTTACACCAACTACACCAAATAGATAATTTTAGAGAATTATTAGAATTAGGACAAAATAAGTAAAAAAGTGCTTGACTTATATAGGCATTTAGTGTTATATTTAGGTATAAATAAAAGGTTATAAATATGGTAAACATAAAAAACAAAATAAGGAAATTAGACAAACTATCAGATTTAAATGAATTATCAAGATTCGTTAATGATTGTAAGACTATGTTGGGTAAAACTTCACTAACTGTTGGAGCTAATGTATTCGTTGTTCAGAAGACAAAGAAAACTCCTGGTGTTATCACTAAGATGAACATCAAGAGAGCTATTGTTGATATGAATGGTAGGTTGTATAATGTTCCTTTTGCTATGTTAGAATTAGCTTAAAAAAGTGAAAATAAAGCTTGACTTTCTCATATATATGTTGTATATTATAGTATAAGAAATGGATGATAAAGATTGAATTAGATAAAGCCCGACTCATTAGATTGAGATAAGATTGAAAAGTGTCTAAGGGCGTAAAGGCACAAGAATTAGGACGGGCTTCGAGTCCTTGAAATCGAAGTGGTGGTTTCGAGATTTCTACCGATTTGAAATCTCAAAGAATTGGAATGTATGTCGTTAAGGTTGAGATGATTAATCAACCAAGATAATGGTGGAGTGAGTAGGGTGTTAGATTTAATCAATCTACTATACCGATTGAAAGCTTCTGTAAGGTTCGAGTCCTTACCTTTCCACAAAATTGGTGTTGACCGAAAGGTAGTCTTTTGACTTGAATCGTTAGAAAACCACGACACCACAAGTTTTTGGTGATTAGGATTAAGAATCACTGCTAGCAGTCCGAAATCAGATCAGACGACTTCTTCTGGAATCACCAAAAGTTTTTTGAAAAAAATAAAAATAAAATGTATTTTGAGGTTTTATATATATATATATTATTGTATCAAGGTTGATGCAAAAGTTTTTTGACAATTTGGGATTTTGAAAAGTACAGGGAGTAATTAACTCTGTATGGAATTGACCGAATAATGGGTAGACTTTAGAAGCCCATAAGGTAATCCAAGATGAGTTCGTGGTGAACCTACAAGGCCGAATGGTTAAGTAGTTGAGGCATCAATCATCTAATGTACTTTCTGAACACATAAAGAAGCAATTCTTTAGACCTTGTTGTAGGTAAGGGTAAGACTGAAATCCTACTTTCATGGCTGAATCAATCTAAACTCAGAGAGATAAGGCAATAACACAGAGGTTGTACTCACTTCGATAGTCTTAACCAGACAGAGAAGAATCACCATAACTGGTGGGTGTTAGGTACAAGGGCAATAAAATCTGAGCAGAAAGTTGTAGGTATGCAAATCCTACATTCCCTAAAATTTCCAAAATTTAAAAAAAAGGTTCTCACCGATTTTTAGTTTCCACTTATAATAGACTTAAAAACGAAATGAACCTTTTTTTTTTGATCTAATTAAAATAGATCACATTTTAAGCTATTGGTATGATACTTATTATTGTATCAAGGTTACACTTGATTAACAAATGAAAAATAACAAATAATAATAATACATAAGGAGTTAAACAATGGACTTAAATGCAATTAAAAAACGCTTAAATCAGTTACAAACCACAAACACTCGAACTTCCAGTCTTTGGAAACCACAACCAGGAAAAACACAAATTAGAATCGTACCTTACGCTTTTAATAAAGATAATCCTTTTATCGAGTTATTCTTTCACTACAATTTGAACAACCGTTCTTATCTTTCACCAATTTCTTTTGGTAGACCAGACCCTATTGAAGAGTTTGCTCAAAAACTAAGAGGAAGTGGTAGTAAAGAAGACTATCAACTTTCTCGAAAGTTGGAAGCTAAAATGAGAACTTTTGCTCCAGTAATAGTTAGAGGTGAAGAATCACAAGGTGTGAAGTTTTGGGGTTTTGGTAAAACGGTTTATCAAGAGTTGCTTTCCATTATTGCTGACCCAGATTATGGTGATATCACAGACCCAGTAAATGGTCGTGATGTCGTGGTAGAATTTCTATCAGCTGAAGAAACAGGTGCAAGTTTCCCTAAAACAAACATTAGGGTTAAACCGAATCAAACACCTATTTCTGATGATCCAACAGTCTTAGAGGTCGTAAAGAAACAACAGGACATTACAGAAATCTATCAAGAATTGTCATATGATGATATGACAGAGATTTTGAATGAATGGTTGAATCCAAAAGAAGATGCAAAAGAAGAGGAATCTACTACTAAAGTAGATACTGTTGTTTCATCCGAATTGGAAAAGTCTAAAGTATCTGATACATCAGATGCTTTCGATGATCTATTTAATTCATAAATAAGAACCCCGTACTTGGGTGGCAGTTCACAGATTGAGAACAAGAGTTGGCTGTTATTGTACGCCTAACCACCCAATTACATTATTGATAGGAGAAAAAAATGTCATCAGTAAATGATGTGTTGGCTAAAACATTAGCCGACTCACTAAATAAAAAGTTCAAAGATACTAAAGTAGCATACTTTCTTGATGGTACGGATACAACACCTACCGATATCAAAGATTTTATTTCTACTGGTAGTTCCATGTTAGATTTGGCTATATCAAATAGACCAGATGGTGGAATTGCAGTTGGTAGAATTACAGAAATCAATGGATTAGAATCAAGTGGTAAATCTCTACTTGGTGCCCACATATTAGCAGAAACTCAAAAGAAAGATGGAATCGCTGTCTATATAGATACAGAGACTTCAGTTTCACAAGAGTTTTTGGAAGTAATAGGTGTTGAAATGGATAAGATGTTATATCTACATTTAGAAACCGTAGAAGATATCTTTGAAGCGATTGAAGAAATCGTAACAAAAGTTCGTGAATCAGATAAAGATAGATTGGTAACAATTATGGTTGATTCACTTGCTGGAGCTACTACAAAAGTAGAGTTAGAAGCGGACTTTAATAAAGATGGTTGGGCAACAGCCAAAGCAATTATCATCTCGAAGGCTATGAGAAAGATTACTCAAATGATTGGTAGAGAGAAAATTGCTCTTGTGTTTACAAATCAACTCAGACAAAAACTTGGTGTTATGTTTGGAGATCCTTGGACTACAAGTGGTGGAAAAGCATTACCATTTCACGCTTCAACTCGTATTCGTTTAAAGAATATGGGGCAAATCAAAGATACTGATAAAAATGTATTGGGAATGAAATGTAGAGCACAGATTGTTAAGAATAGATTAGGGCCACCATTAAGACATGCCGATTATGATATGTACTTCGATAGAGGAATAGATAATTATGGTGCATGGTTAACTGTACTTAAAGAACATAAGTTAGTTAAATCAGGTGGTGCATGGTACACTCTCACAGATGGAAAAGGTAAAGAACATAAATTCTTATCTAAAGATTGGGAAGAGTTAATTACGAGTAACGATGAAATAAAAGAATATGTGTATCAAATCATTTGTGATAAGGTTATATTAAAATACAAAGAAAAACTTGGTATTGATGATGTAGAATTCACAGATGAGGTTATCGGTGACTAACGCCAGACACTTATCAATATTTGAAGAAATTAAAAAATCTGGCGGTAAGGTAGATAGTGGTGAACCTAATGATTCGGTTTTACTTATAGATGGATTAAATACTTTTATTAGAGTATTTTCCGCAATACCAACTACCAATGAGGATGGGGTTCACATTGGTGGAATAGTTGGTTTTTTAAGGTCAATTGGCTACACTATTAATATGGTAAGACCCACACGAACCATCATAGTTTTTGATGGCAAAGGTGGGTCTAACCGCCGCAGAAAAATATTTCCACAATATAAAATGGGAAGAAAAATGTCCCATAGATTGAATAGAACTCATGATTTTCTTACTCGTGATGAAGAAAAGAAAATGATGATTTTTCAGTTAAATAGAATAGTGCAGTATTTAGAATGCTTACCACTTACTTTAATCAATATGGATAATATAGAGGC